CCCGCTCTGCGTGGCGGTAATAGCGGTCAGGAACCGCGGCCCGCCACTGGCCCCGTAGGCGATGGTGGCCGGAAACTGCACATCATGAAAGTCGGTCATGGATTGCCTTATCTACTGGCACTACCGATTGCGCCGTGCCCGGGCGATGGCGCGGCTCATCTCGGCCGTGATCTGGCCCTGCGAGCGCCGGAAACTGTCGGCATCGGGCGTGGTGATGGTCATGTTGACGGTGACACCGCCGCCGCGGTCGCCACCACCACCACGCTGTCCCTCGGCCACCTCGCGGCGGGACAGGACCCGCTCGCCGCGCTGCAGGATTGCGGGGACCTCTTCCGGCTGGAGCCCGACCATGCCGCCCGCGTGCAGTCGGGGTGCCCCGGCGAAGGCCATGGCGGGCACCTGCCGCTGCGGCAGCGCCGAGACACCGATCACGCCACCGGAATGCGCCACCGCCGCGGTAAGGCTACCTCCGAGACCGCCGCCGATACCGCCAAGCGCGCCGCCCAGCCAATTGGCGAGGGGGCCGAGCACCGCCGAGCGCAGCGCGATGCGGGTGATGTCCTCCAGGATCGAGTTCGCCAGATCGCGGAAATCCACCTTGCCCTTCGTGACCAGCGTCAGAAGCGCGTCCTCGGCGCCGCGAAACGCGCTGACCAACGCCTCGCCGATCTGCCGGCCGGTCTCCATCGCACTGTCGGCATAGCCCTGCAGGCTGTCTGCGACCGCATTCCAGCCCCGCGCCGCCGTCTCGCTCGCCGCCGCAATCGCGTTGCCGGCAGTCGTCGCGGCCTCGGCAGCACGACCAGCCGCGCCGCCAGAACTGCTGCCGCCTGCTGCACCGTCCTTGCCAGCACCGGAGACGCCATCGAAGGCGTCCCCGATCCCGGCCACCGACTCCGCCGCCCCCTCGGCAGCCTCCGAGGTCTGCGCCAGCACCTCCCGGATCGCCTCGACCGACTCCAGCGGCCCGGTTGCTGCGGCGCGCAGTTCGTCGGCCACCCGCGCAGGGCGTCCTGCGTGGCGCGGGCGTCCGCGGCATAGGCCCCGAGCCCCAGATCCGGGATCCGGTAGTCCTTCTCGAAGGCCTGCGTGAACGCCTCGGCCGCCCGGCCGCCGGCATCGCGCGCCGCGCCCGCGAACCGGTTATTCAGGCCGCCGAGTCTGACATCGTCAACCGCCCCGATGCTGATCCCATCCTCGCCGACGGCCCACGCGGGCAGCGCGCCGAGAACCTTGTTGATCCCGGCGATGAAGCGGTTCACGCGCCCGATCACCGCATTGAGCATTCGCTCCACGCCGCGCACCATGGCATTGGCCGCACCGGTCACGATCTCGCCCAGCACTGCCGGCAGATCGGACCAGATCGTGCGGATCGCCGCGAACGCGCCGCGCCATGTGTTGATGATCAGCGACGCCCCGCGCGCGACCGCGTCAAGGCTGGCCTGCACGCCGTCCGCCAGGCTAGCCCGGATCCCGGCCCATGCTGCCGCCACCGTCGCCCCGAGCGCCCGTGCGCCCGTGCCCATCCGGTCCCAGACCTCTGCGGCCACGCCGCGCAGCAGATCGAGCGCGTCGGAGAAACTCCCGGCAGCAGCGACCAGTCGGCCAAAGCGCAGGATCAGCTCCTGCGCGCCGATCACCAGCGCCACAAACGGCAGCCGTATGAGCGCCCCGCGCAACAGCGCGAGCGCCGTGGCCAGACCGCGCACGCTGACAGCTGCAACCGCCATTCCCGCCACGAAGCGCCCGGCCACCAGCACCGCGACGGCCGCAAGCGTGGCGGCCAGCCGGTCGAGATTGCCCAGCACCAGCTCGATGGCGCGGCCCACCGGGCCGCTGCGCTCCGCGAGTGCTGCCATCGCGTCGGCCACGGCCTCGAGCGCCGGGGCCGCGGCGACCGCCAGCTGGTTGGCCAGCACGCGCCAGATCAGCCCCAGCCGCGAGATCGCATCATTGGTCCGCTCGATCTGTGCGGCATCCTGCGCGGAAACCACGACCCCGAAGGCGCGCACGTCCTTCGTCGCCTGGCGCAGCGTGGCGCTGTCGATCCGGCCCATGGCGATGGAGCCTTCCTCGCCGAAGAGCTGGCCCGCCACCGCGGCCCGCTCGGCCGCGGGGACGAACTCCTTGATGGCGGCGTTGATCGCCCCGACACGCTCATCGAGCGGCAGCGCGATCAGGTCGGTGGCCGACAGCCCCAGCCGGTCCAGCGCGTCCGTGGCGGGGCCGGTCCCGGCCGCGGCCTGGCTGAGACGGCGCGTCAGATCCTTGGTGGCCTGCTCGATGCCCGACATCGACACGCCCGCCAGCTCGCCCGCGCGCTCCAGCGTCTGGATCGAGGCGACGGTGGTGCCCAGCGATTGCGCCAGCTTGGCCTGGCTGTCGACGACCTGCAGCCCGCTGCGGATCATCGCCGTGGCTGCAGCCCCCACGGCCGCAGCACCTGCCGCCGCCGCGATCCGCAGCCGGCGAAAGAACCGGTCGGCGCGCGCATTCGCGGCTTCCATCTCCGAGCCGAGACGCTGAAAGGCGGTGGCGCCGTCGGCCCCGATCCCCTTGAGTTCCGCGCGCACCTGCCGGCCACCCTCGGCCGCCAGCCGCACCGTGACCTGTTTTGATGCGCTGGTCATTGGGACTCCGATCCCTGTTTCTCTGCTTTTATGGCGTGTCGTTTTACTGTGGGCGCTGCGCCCGGATCTGCGCGTTGACCGCGCGCACCATCGCCGCCTCGATCACCGGCAGAAGCTCGACCGCGGCGCGTGGGTCGAGCCCGGCAGCTGTGGCCATGGCCAGCACCGCGCCCATGTCCCAGCCGAGCACCGCGCCGTCCGAGACGCGCAGCTGGCCGGTGGCCCGGCAGGCGACATCCCAGGCCAGCGCGCCCTCGCGCGTCAGCGGCGCGTTTTGCCGCGCCGGGCAGGCTTTGCAGATTTGCGGGCAGTTGTTGCAGTACCCGTCGCCCCCGCCGAAGTGCCATTCGGCGAGGGCGCTGAGGCGTTTTTTTCCTGCTCCAGATGCAGGCCCGGGGCCACGTAGCGCAGCTGGAACGCCTCGAAGATCGGCACGATCTCCAGCAGTGCGTCGAGCCCTTCGGGGCTGAGCGCGGCCGGCGCGTCGGTGGCATCATGCACGCCGGCCCAGTCATCCACGGCCACCCGAGCCAGCGCCTTTGCGAGGGCTATGCCGCGCCTGTTCGCGCTGGCCTCTTCCGGCAGATCCGCGAGGATCGGCTCCTCGCGGGCACGGTTCATCAGCGAGGTGGTGATCGGGGCCACGCGCAGCTGCACACCGTGGCCGAGATCGAGCCAGTCGGGCGACGCGTTCAGGTCGAGACGGATCATCAGGTCTCTCCATGGGTTGGGACATCGTTGAGCAGGGCGACCTCGAGCATCACGCCGGTCGCATCTGCGGCGGCGCGCCAGTCGAAACTCGCCTCGACCCCGGCCGGGCCGGTGATCGAATACTTCGGCTTGGGCAGGTAGACCCGCGGTAGCGTGAAGCTGAGCGCGTAGCCTTCGGCCATCGCAAAGCCGTAGACCAGCGCCACCGGATCGCCGCTGGCGGCCTCGGCCATCAGCGTCTCGCCATCGAAGCGCACGGTCAGCGATCCCTCGCAGGTGGCAAGGGTCGGATCGGCGCCATCGATGCGGCCATCCTCGCGGATCGACCGCACCCGCTCGATGCCGTTGGAGAAGGTCAGCGAGCCGGCCGTAACGCCCGCGAGCGGTGCGCCGGCGCGCGCAATGCGCCCGCGCCCCTGGCTGAAGCGGCGCAGCGCAAAGGCGGCGGGGTTTGCCTCCAGCGTGGTGCCGGCAGTCTCCTCGCCCTGCGCCACGACCGAGACGGTGGCGTTGGCCGGCCCTTCCTGGCCCATCTGGAACGACAGCTCCTCCAGCACCGCGCCCGCATGGCGAAAGAAGACCGGGGTGGTGAGCTTGGGGTGCCCGATCTCGATCAGGAAGGACGGGATGCTGTCGGCCCCGCTGCGCCAGACATGGCGGTAGCCGCCGCCGGTTAGCGTTGGGGAGGCGCGCTGTGCAACTGAGGCGTCCAGCGTAAAGGCGTTGCCGTCCGGGCCGGTGGTATCATGGGTGATCACCAGCGCCGTGTCGTCCTCGACCGTGTAGCTCGCGACCGCAATGGAGGGATCGGTGGTGGCGTTGAGATCCGCGGCAAGCGCGGCGAGCGTATCGGCCAGCGTGGCGCCGATTTCCGTCTCGTCGCCGGCAGCCACGCCCGCAACAAGGGTCCAGGTGATCCCGTTCAGCGTGAGCGTGTCGCCCGGCGCGGGATTGTCCGCAAAGGTGATCCGCCCCGTTGCCGCCTGTGGCGTGGTCTGCGGATCGCCGAACAGCGCCGTCATCCACCAGCCGGTGCCCTGCAGATCGAACGGGATCTCCAGCTGGCCCTCATCGGTGACCAGCCCGCGATACGGGTCCTGCGCGTTGCGCCCGCGCCCCAGAAGCGGGTCGTCGCCGAGCGGGATGCTCGCCGACAGATCCGCCGTCTTGAAATCGAGCGCCCGCACCGGGCCCGTGGTGGCCCCCACCATATTGTGTCTCCCGCACCGCCCTGAGTGTGGCATCGGCGCCATAGGCGCGTTGCTTGCCCATGCTGATCCTCCCTGTGATGTGCAGATGTGATGTCTCGAGATGGCCGCGCCTGTCCGGCGCGCTCACCCGCTCAGCGGGTCGCTGACCTGGTATTCCAGCGTGACCGCCAGCGCGGCCGCCAGAAACGGCGCGCCGCCTTCCACCGGCACCGGCTGCAGCTCCGGCGCCGAGGGTGTCATCAGCTCGACCCGCCCGCCGAGGCTGTCGTCATGCGCCAGTGCGGCCCCGATGCGGGCAAGCAGCGCGTCGAGCGCTGCCTCCGCCGCGCCCGGCGGCATGAACGCCTCGATCTCCACGCGGTGCCGGTAATAGGCCCGCCACGGGCTCAGCGTCACGTCCGGTTCGCCCGGGTTGCCGTCGCGCACGACCACCAGCCCCTTCGGCCGGCACCCGCTCGGGCAGCGTCGCGTTGCGCCGGACCTCCGCCCCGGCCTGCGCGGTCAGCTGCGCCGTCAGCGCAGCAAGGATCGTCTCGCGGGTCGAGGGCATGAAGGGCTTCTCGGGTTTGGTTGCTGAAAGCGGATGGGCATGCAGATCGCAGCTTGGCCGGTAGCGAGTTGCGACGATTACGGACCGTCGAGAGGTTCGGCCAGGGTCAAGGCCGAACGCTGGATGCCGCCATCTCGCGTGTATAGCGTCGCGTTGTCCGCATCCGAGAGGATATCGGACCACACCGAGAAATCCGCAAACCGGCGCATGAACGGCACAGTTCCACAGCCCGGGACTGTGCATTCCGGCCGCCCTTTTGGGCAGCGGTTGAAGTTGCAGAGGCGTCCAAGATAGGCATCTGTTCCCGGCTCGAACAGGAAGATGTCGATCTGATGATCCGCAACGCCAAAGTCCGGCTGCTGTTCATGCTCCCTTCGGAGCGCCGCTGCCTTTGCGCGCCGCAACGCGCCAAGATTGGTCAAATCATCGAGCCATAGAGCCAGGTCCAGATCCTTGCATTCATGCCAGAGCGGTATGCCACGACGCCGGTATGGCGCAAAACGCGGGACTTCCTTCCACAGGGGCCTGGCAACCGACCCGATGACCGCGATCGTCATCACCTCAGGGAAAGTCGACCATGCCTCCGTCACCACATCTGCTGCCCGCCGAAACTGCTGCTGGGCTTTCAGCAGAAAGGCGTTGTCCTGTTGCAATCTTGCGGTCGTCGGCATGGGTTTTCACGGCGCGTTTCAACGTCAATCCTCAAGGCAGGTTACCTTTTGGACCACCGGTTTAAAAGCAAGGCAGATCGGATTCGCCGCTCTGAAGGGTTGACCAATGTGCATTGACGCACCCAACCGTCACCCAAACCGCTCGTCCACCCAGTTCGCTACGATCAGACCCGGCAGGCTGTCATGCGCCCGCGCGGTGTCACGGTCGAGATCCAGCCGTTTCGGCAGCTTGACCTGCGGGACCAGCAGAAAGATCGGCACGGTGGTCAGGCCGCGACCAGTCTTCGAGCGCGAGGCAACCGCACGGCCACCCTTGTTGAGCCGCCCCTCGGCGACCAGAAGGCTTGGGCCGGAGCGGCGATAAACGAAGCGCAGGCGCAGACCCGTGCGGCGCTCCCACTCGACCGGGCTGATCCGGCCGCCACGGCGGGACTTGCCGGCGGCTGCCGTCGGGATCGTCAGCCAGAAGCCGTTGCGTGAGCGGATCAGCGGCCCGGTGTCATGAGCATGGACGATGTCGGGCGCTTTCGACCACACAAGGGCTGCGGCGTTCAGGCTGGGCTGTCCCTTCGGATACTGCTCGGACCGGATGGTGCGCGCCAGCCGCGTGCCCAGCCCCGCGCCGTTGATCTGCGCGCGCCAGGCGGTCTTGAGGCTGGTCCCGGCCTCACGCATTGCCGTGGTCACCGCGCGCTCGCCCGCCTTGATCTCGGCGGCCATCAACGAAGCGAGGTCGGGCGTGACGTCGAGTTTCAGCTTCATGTCGGCCTCAGATCCACGGTCCAGAC